CCTCTTCTCCTTTCGGAAGAAGAACTCGCTAAGGCTATTCCAGCCTCCGGTTAGGTCAAATCCGACTCTGACGGGTTTAATCGTCATTGTGCGGACTACTACCTTCTGTAGATTCTCGTCCCACCGCCTTTCGGCGGCGGGCGAAATCCCCGAAGAGAAAGTAGCCAGACCGTAGGAACGCGAGCGGCAGTTTACCACGGGTATCTTTCGGACCCATGGAGCTGTCGTCTCTAGGAACTTCGACAAGTGCCAATAACCCTGTAACCAGAAGTTATTGACAACGTCTAAGTATCCTAGTGCCTCCCGCGTGTGGAGTGCTGCTGTTGGTTGTCTGAGACGAGTAGGCGTGACATCGTGTCCCGCCCACGCGTCCATACCGCAGCTTTCACGGAAGTTTCCTTCCGCGAAGCTTTTAGTGCGGTTGACCTTCAGCCCTACTCTAGAGAGTAAGAACTCTAAAGTAGGTACCCACCCTGTTGGGACGATAATATCGTCACCAAACACGCGCACTTCCTTATAGAGCTCACGGCCCTGCTTCCCGGTAAGGTAACAACCTACACCGGCCGCAAGAATCGTGAAGACTACGCTCTGTACAGGAAACGTGAGAGCGGAACCCATAGACGCAAACTTCCTAAGCTCGATGAGCTTCGGAAAGCCAGCGTATTTTGGGTTTGATAGATATCGCGTACGGCTTGCACGAAGCATCCGAAGGAGCGAAAAGTTCGCCCCAAAGATGCAGTCGACAAGATCGCACGAGAGTCTATCCGACGCCGATGATAAGTCGATCGTCGCACGCTCTCCTGACGAGCTAGCTCGAAGTGCTGCTATCCGACTCGGTTCTTGATCAAAGAAATTGATCGAGAGCCCCAGGTCGGTAGTCGCAACACGGTCGCGCAGCAGGTTTGCCACCCCTTGCTGGATCCACTGATTCCACGTCGGTTCCGCGGCGATGAGCCGCGGTCCCTTCATGGTCTTTGGGACAGCAATAAGGCGACTTGCTACTTCCGCTATATGCGGATGCGAGACTGGTAATCCTTGTTCGATATACGCATCAGAACAATAGGTTCCGAAGCTATCGAACGGGAAAACCTCTTCGAGTCGAGGGTTCCAGTAGGAAGCGCTGTATTTATCAGCACCTCTAAGACCCTCACTAACTGCACCAGGTCCATGCGCTGGCCACGTCTGCTCTGGGAGAAACTCTCCCAAAGCTGATATAGCCATGTCCGCCTGTAGCTGGCAGACTCGGAGGAGTCGGGAGACATCAGACTGAGCCATTTTGAGCTCGGGCTGAGGACCCGCATACCCCTGAAACAGGGGTAATCCTCCAAGAGTAGGTTTTCCAGCGTCTCCGTCGCGAGAACCAGGCGATCCATATCGGTCATGTAGGTTGAACCTAACATGGCTAGTATGGTCCCAAGTTCCGCTCGGATCACGCCAGGCAGCCGAAACTGGAGGTAGGGTATTCTCGACATCGTAGAACTCCTGTAAGGTTCGATTTACGTACTTTACCGGGGAAACCAACTTCAGTTTCCCAACGAGGTTGCATAGCAACCTAAGAAAGGCAACTGTAGTCGGATCTACGTCCTCCTTTAAACGACCATCGTCATCAAAGAGACGTATCCAAAACCCCTGGAATAATCTAGGGATGCTGGACCCTTTACGGCGTCCCCGCATATGCGGGAGCCCCGTTTTGGGAAGATGTCTATCGGCTAAGGCACGGTCTAGGACCTTACCTATAGCCGGAAGGTCTATCGTAAAGAACGGTAGACCCCGTGATGACGATTCGAGGGCAATACGCTTGCTATCGCGCATCGCCCACGTTTGGTCTTCGGGGTGGTACATCAGCCAGTCTTTGAGGACTGACCTGTAGCACTCTAGCAAGTCAATGGGCGTCGGCTTTTCGGCCAAGGATTACTCCTTCGGAAGTAACGCTTGACGTCCCTGCTATCACCAAGTCCGTGGGTTAGTCAAATCCACGGGCTCTCTGGCCCATGTGCACAAGGGAGTGATTTCCTTGTACACGTTTGGCGGCGGGGATGATGTGCAGCCGTAAAGAACGGCCGTCATCATCACCAGGATTCTGGTGGTTCCCACGGTTTAGGTGGGGCCAGCGCTGGAATCAGTGACGGAAAGTCAATTGATCCAGTTAGCCAGATCCTGATAGTGAGTGTTGTCGAGAAAATCTGACAACGCATCACCCAGCTTGGCGATGCCCGCAGCTGACGTGGTCTTCTTATTACGGATGACCACATACACCTGACGAACTTCGTCAACCGTCGCGGGCGCCACAGCGTAGATAGTCTGAGTGAGCTCGACGTTATGTCGTTCAAACTTAGTGCCATCAGACTGTGGAGATTCGGTAGTATGCCGAATCTTAACCCGGAACTCCTGAGTAGCTTCCTTGAGGAAGTACTCGGAGCCGTAAGCGTCTTGGTTGATCTTGGTGAGGGATTTTGTCCCCGCATCATAGTTCAACACCAGAGGATTAGCGATAGCCATTGACGTGTTCCTTTCTCAGTCTTCTTGTTGTTCTTAACTATCGAACGCGTTGAGCGCCGATAGCAGAAAGGATAGACAGCTGCCTGCCATTAAGGAACGGCAGACCAAACTCGGGCAAGGCAACACTAGGCGCCGGGATACGAACTTTATGTTCGTTCACGAAGTTAGGGAACTGCAAATAGGTCGCAGCACCTGACGGCCTAGAGACCCATCTCCACTTCTTAAGATAAGTCCTGGAGTGGGTCATGATGCAAGAACCTGTATGACTAACAGGGATGGTATTTCTAGCGCTGTCGACGATGTCGCCAACGTTCGAGAACCAATCTATTAGCCATGACCAAGGCATAGCCTGCCACAGAGTGGCAAAACTAATGTCGAGGCCGAAGGCAAGCCTCACGGCAAGTCTTCGCAGGTCTTCATCGGTATCTGGTAAGGGTACTAGTGAAGTCCACTTCGTGGATACCCACTTACGACGCTCGGTTACCAACTGGTAAGCCAGTCGGTTCGTATCGTTGTAGAGGGCACTAGTATATGACAGAATCTCCGGTTGGAGAACTCCGTCATCTTGCCAGACTGTTGCCGATCGTACAGTGGCTCCCGACTTCAGGTTGTTAAGTGCGTGGACACGCTTGTCCACGATAGCCTGAAAGTCGAGCATCCGGACTACGTCGTCGATCATCGGCTTAACTCCGAATTCCCAAGCAAGGTAGCCCGACGCGGCACCCCGAGGTAGAGATTTAACATCTCTAACCGAAGCACCATGTCGGACTAGTTGCTTAGTTTTGAGGAGTGCAGCTCCTGCATCGCGAACGAGGCCCGGGAGATCTCGAAGTTCGAACACGAAGACCGGCAAGTCAATTGCAGGTTTATTCGGATTCGTCTTAGCGAGACCCTCTGCCAAGGCAGAATTGTCCGTAGGACCCGTCCCTTGGGACGGATACGTAGTATATGATGCAGCTGGACCATAAGGGTAGTTTTCGAAGATATGCGCAGTTGAAGAGCTGCGATTTCTACCGTTAACTACCCAGAGGAAGTTGTAACGCTTCCTGAGGTTGAGAGGATTGGCACCGCCAAAATTGCCGGTGACATCATCACATATCTCGTCAAGCTGACCAGTCCGTGTTTTCACGGAGCCGTCAAAGACCCAAGTGGCTTTGCCACTAACAGTCAATGTCGACCTACTACGACTACGGGCTGCCATTTTGTACGATACCCCCGCGGGCGCGAAATGCGACAAGCGGTATTGCGGCCTGACCCACATGGG